ATGCTGGCCTATTTTGCTGGTCGCACAGTTGAGAAGGTGATGGATATGAAGGAAAAGGCTAAGGAGTGAAAGACTTAGTTCCACAAATACTGGAATATGTCAGTAGCCCTTTTAAGCTATTTGCCATCATCATTATGGCTACCCTTGCATTTGCTGGCTATTTTGTATGGGAAAACCAAGCCGTCATGCTTGGTGCTTATTCCAAGTCTAAGGAAAGACCTACGCTAAATTCTTCAAAGTTTGACCAAGCTGCAAGAACTGTATTTAAGGGCACTAACGCTGATGTAGTCGCTATTTTTAGTGTAGATTCTATCCTTGGAAAACGCATTGTAGAACGCATTTATATTGCTGATGGCTCTAGATACAAAGAGTTTGATAATAGCGATGTAGGACTGTTTAACCGCAATGTACGCAACAACGAAGATATTATTCGCCTAATGGCTAATGAAGTACCTTGTTCTGCGTATCCTACCGCACAGTCTGAAATCGGTATCTGGTACAAACAAATAGGTATTAACTACACTTGCCGTATATCTATTCCACCTGACAGTAATCAGTTTATTGGTCAGATGACAGTTGGATTTAAAGAAAAGCCCAAGGATGATCCTGAAGCAATCCTATCAATCTCTGCATTAATGCTATCAAGGAAATGAAATGGCTCGTCTTGTTACTGCTTGCAAGTTGTTCATTAAAGCAACCTACCTCAAATTCCGTACCAAGGTGTTACACAAATAACGCTGATGGCTCAATTACTATCTTTCATTGCCCTAAACCTATTAAAAACACTAATATATGAACGCAGAACAACTTGAAAAGCTAGGCATTGGTGCTGAGTGGTTAGAACCCCTTAATGAAACCTTTGAAAAGTACGAAATAAACACCCCTAAGCGTCAGGCTTGCTTTATTGGTCAGACAATGCACGAATCAGGTGGTTTTAAACACCTTGTAGAGAACTTAAACTACTCTGCTGCTGCTTTAATGCGGACATGGCCCTCACGCTTTCCTGACATGGATACCGCAGAAAAGTATGAACGCAACCCTATAAAAATAGCTGGCAAGGTTTACGCTGGTCGTATGGGCAACACTACAGAAGAAGAAGCCCAAAAGTACATTGGGCGTGGGTTAATCCAACTTACAGGAAAAGAAAACTATGCTAACTGCGGACTTGGTTTGGGTGTGGATTTGCTTGGGAATCCTGATTGGTTATCTGATCCTAAATATGCGGCTTTAAGTGCTGGGTGGTTTTGGAACAAAAAGAACTTAAATCAGTACGCTGACATTAACGACATAGAAACCATGACTAAACGCATCAATGGCGGAACTATTGGTCTAGAAGATCGTAAGGCCAAGATTGCTATGGTTTCAAAATATCTCGGTTAAATCTACAAATTTCCATAGTTTTTTAGGTACATCGTAAAAGTATTCATCCTTTGATACTGCAGTATTGGGTACTTCGATTAACGGACATTTTTTAATCTTGCTTGCCCTAATCCAGTAGGCGTGAGTTAAATCACGGGTAACCACATACATCGTGGTACGGGGGTGGGCAAATAGCTTTTCCTTACGCTGGGCTATGTGAATTGTGTCGTATGGACAAAAGTTCATACCCCAATCCCTTACTTCTACTTCTGCAAATCCTAGTTCTTGCCCTTTACGGCTTAATACAAGGTCTACAGCGTACTTATCAGGGTTGGGTAAGGCATCGACATACCAAAGGTTTTTAAGCCAGCCAGCGACCGCATTACGTGCTGGGGGATCACAAGCATCATGCAATCGCTGGTCAAATGGCTTGTACTTCATGTGTAAATAATCCCCAAAAAGACCGCTACAACAAGCAAACAGCAATAAGTTACATTGGCCCAGTAATCTCGTCTAGCAGCCTTGTTGTCACCAATAAACCAACCCTGAATAGTAATCATGTCAGGGTCTTGCTCAACATAAGCTGGTTTTTGGTAGTACTTGCCAATCTGCACTTTGCCGTTGTTATATGGGATATTCATTAGAACCCCCATGCAAACATAGTGCCAAACACGATACCCATGATGATTACGCCAATCCATTCTAAGGTTGCTTTCATGCTGATCTCCTAGTAAAAAATCTTATAGCGAGGATGACAAGTCACTTCTACAGTTACATCGGTAGAAACACCATTAATCTTGCGTTTAGCCGTAATAACTACAGGGCGTGTACCTGCTGATTCACACTCGTTAATACCAAGAATAACCTGTGAACGGGTCATGTGAAAAGCCTGTTTATCGGTTTCTAGGCCAACATTAGGTGGTTCAAAAGAACTACAAGCAGCTAATGCTAATGGGGCTAATAAAAGTAAATATTTCATTTTGATTCCTTTGGTGGGGTGGTAGGTCAAGGTCTTTTTAGTCGTTCGTCTGCGAGTACTTGAGCTGAATAGTGTCAATGACCTGCCGTTGATTAACGGGCTGTTACTTTTAAAGTAATAACAGCCGTAGTTTTGGTGTGCTTTTCAATTAAGTCTGCTGGCACATTGAGTTCTGCAAATACTGCTTTGTTATCTACAGTTTTGCGTTGTGACAATGTTACGCAAGATTTGTACAGGTTACCTTCTACATGGCCTTCACCAGCGTTTTTAAGGTTGTTCTTGATAACTTCTGCTTGTGCTTCCAAGTCAGCAATCTGAGCCAACAACATACCTAACTGGTCTACTTCTGTAATTTGAATGTCTAAAACTTGCATTTGAATCTCCTTTTTCTATCTCACTCCCCAATGGAGTAACTCCAGTTTAATTTAGAAATCTAAAGTAATCAAGCGTTTTTTATTAGGACATTCCCTAATATGTGAAAAAACAACAGGGCAGTATTTAGCAGTTACTAGCTGTTAGGTGGAAAGCCACAAAAACCCTAACTTACTGCATCCTACTATGGTGGCTTAACGCCCTTAGATGGTGGGTCGGCAATCCCGTGAAGGAGCATAGATTTTGTCTACTTGCCGCCCATATTCCATTATATTCCGTTCTTGATCTGATAGACCCGTAACAGATGCTCAAAACATTCCCAGCCCTTTTGAAGCCGATCTTGCTCTATTTCAATTAATTTCACTTCATTGGTAGTGCCGTTTACAAAAACAATGGCACATCTAGCTGTTGGCATACCCAAGCCTTCACGATATGCGGCTAATTGCATTTCATGTTCAAAGTAAACATCTACTTTTTCAAGGCTGGTATCTTTAGTCTTAAAATCAACAATAAAGCCACTTTTAGCCATTAAGTCGCATTTGCCACCATACCCTAGCGGATGACCAAACGAACGCTCTGCAAGCCAAGGCTGATCTCCAAAAGCATCTTTAAGGGCCTTATCAATATTATCCAAATAAGCTGGCTTTTCAGGCATATACATCTGCTCAAAATAGCCTTCAATAATGGCGTGGATCTTTGTACCCCGTTCTGCTGCTTCCCTACCCGTAGCCTTAGAATCTTGCATAACACGGGCTAACCACTCCTGTTCTGCTTCACCTTCTGCTCTAGGCAAGGTTAAGGCAGCTAACAAGACTTGTTGTTGCTTCCAAGTATCTAGCCCTGCTTTTGATAGCTGTCCGTTAATTGTTGTAACGCTAGGAAGAAGCCCTAACTTCCTTGCATCACGCAAAGTTGTAGGCCTTTCCCCAGTTTTACCAATAGTTGTATAAGCTGGCGTACCTTCTTTGGTATACCAATGGCCTGTATCTTGCTGTTTGTCTTTAACTATCATAATTAAAAGGGAATATCCGATAAATCATCATCTTCAATCTTTGGGGCATCAGCTTCCCTAGCTTTTTGACCACGCCACTCTGATGATTCGGTAATCTTTTCCTTATAGTATTTTGGCAGGGCATCGTATTTAACTTGATCAAATTCAGCTAACCAAAAATGCAAGGGAGCGTTAATGCCGTCAGGCTGGGCGTTACGCAATGCACTAGGAACAGGGCTAATACCGCTAATGTTGGCGTATTTACCATCTTCTGAGTGCGTAATGTTTACCATGCAAAACTTGCCTAACAGATTCTTAAGGTCAAAGTTCTTACGATCTTCAGGGGTCATTTTTTTGTTTGACCACGCTTCTAAATCTTGACGCAATCTAGCTTGATCTCCAAGGCTGACTGTATAGCGTTTAGATACAATTAACGGCTTGCCATCATCAGTCTTAAGCGGTTGGTCGTTATCGTCATTACCATGCAATTCCCAAGTAAATACTACTTTGTGCATGATCTTGGATTCGCCAGCCCATTCTACGGATTGGTGACCTAAGTCAATAATGGAGTAAAGCCGTGCCATGTGTAAGCCAGCAGGGGCAATCTTAAAATCTCTTTGAGTATCTTGAATAATCATTTTGTTGCTCCAAAAGTTGTGCCAAATTGTTCAAATAACGATTTGAGTGCGGGGTGTGGTGCTTTTTTAGGGGGCAATCCACAGCTATATCGCAGTAGATCAATTTGACGCTCGGTCAGGAATATTCCATCCTCGATGTCTTTGAAAATTTCTTCTAATTCTCGTTCTTGCTGAACTTGGTCAGCCCATTGCTGGTCTATTTCACTCATAAGAGTTCTCCTAATTAACACGGCAAATGCCGTATTTAGATATTAAGATAACTAAATTAGATTGTCAACCCCCTTGTAAAATATATTTAAATCAATTAAGATTGTTGTATGACTGACACATTTTTACTTTCTCACAACCAACTTATTGATCTGTTAGGCGGAACTAAAAAGGTCGCTAAAATGGCTAAAGTTAGTCAGGCAGCAGTTACGCATTGGCGTACAACTGATATACCTGAAGGGCAAATGATCCGTTTAGCAGCAGAATTAGAAAAACAATCACATGGTCTGATAAGCCGTAAGTCGCTTTTTCCCACTAGTTATGGCATGATATGGCCTGAACTATTGGAGAAATATAATGACCAAAAATGATTTGTTAGAAAATTTTTTGTTTATTGGTAATAATTTTTATTGGAAAAAAGCAAGATCAGGTATAAAAATTGGCCAAAAAGCTGGATCGCTTGAAAAAAATGGGTATTTAAGAATTAGGTTTAACACTAAAAAATACTTAGTTCACAGGCTTGTTTTTTTGTACCACTATGATTATTTGCCTAAATATGTAGATCACATTGATGGAAACCCGTTAAACAATGACATAAGCAATTTACGGCCAGCTACCTTTGCTCAAAATAAATTAAACACAAAATTACAAAAAAACAACACTTCAGGCTACAAAAATGTTACTTGGTCAAAATCTCAAAAAAAATGGCGAGTTAATCTTTTGCTAAAAGGAAAAAATGTAAATTTTGGCGGTTATGATGACATTGAACTGGCTGATTTAGTGGCACAAGAAGCAAGAAAAAAATATCATAAAGATTTTGCAAGGCATTTTTAATTTGTAGTACACTAACAATATTGAGGACTGAAACACTCGATAGTCAAGGGTTTTAGAGGTAACTTTGTGGGTTTAGGAAAGAAGTTAAAGAGGTCTTTTCTAAGCCGTTTCAGCATAAAGCTACCCCTAAAGCCCTTTTTTATTGCTCATTCTCATTCGTACTCCAAACGATATTAAGCACCTAAATGGGTGGCGTGGAATAGAACATAGGCTGGTTTACACCTGATCGCAAGCCTCGCTGACTTAAATGGGTACAGCACAAGTTATAGGAACAATGGTGAGACAAGCCCTATAACGATTGAACATTATCTTAGGAAGCATTAGTTCAAGATCAACTTCTTGAATGGATGAAGGTTTATCACCTTTGGGACACCTATGACAAAAAACAACACTTAGGGAAACTACCTACAAAATAAATACAAATAGTTGTTGACAAGCATAATTTAGAAAACTAAACTGGTGTTACTTAATAACAAGTGAGATAGACATGAATATTCAAAATCAAATCATTGCAGAAAAAGATGGTTCATTTACGATCAATGTTGATTGGTATCAAAAACAATACTTTCAATTGCTTGAAGCATACAAAATGCTAGAAGAAGAATGCAAAGCATTACGGGAGCAGGTCAATGAACTTCAATGAATTCTATGCTTTATATCCTCGTAAAATGGGGCGTAAAGACGCTGAAAGGTCATGGAACAGGCTAACCCCCATCCAGCAAGCAGAGTGCCTTGAAGCCATGCCAAATTACCTTAAATATTGGAAGATTAAAGAAACGGCTAAAGACTTCATACCCTACCCCGCTACCTTTTTAAATCAAGAACGCTGGACAGATGAGATTGACATTGAGCCAATACAGTCTAAAAAACCTGAATTGCCTTGGTACTCATCCGAAGAACTAACTAAAGCCAAAGCACAAGAATTAGGAGTACAAGCGTATGCAGGTGAAGGATGGCAGCAATGGCGTTCTAGGATTAGTCAAAAGATAAAGCAATTAGAGGAACAACTTTGAATTATTTATCAGTATGTTCAGGTATTGAGGCTGCTACAGTTGCTTGGCATGACATGGGGTGGAAGCCTGTAGGCTTTAGTGAAATTGAGAAATTTCCAAGTCAAGTGCTTGCTTACCACTATCCAACTGTCACAAACTTTGGTGACATGACAAAATACAAAGAATGGAATTTAAATGACCCAATTGGACTTTTGGTCGGAGGAACTCCCTGTCAATCATTTAGCGTTGCAGGCTTACGCAAAGGACTTGACGACCCAAGAGGTAACCTCGCTCTCACCTATCTTGGAATACTTGACCACTTTAGACCCAAGTGGTGCGTATGGGAAAACGTGCCAGGCGTCCTCAGTAGCGGTGGTGGACGGGACTTTGGTGCCTTCCTCGGGGCGCTGGGCGAACTCGGGTATGGGTGGGCCTACAGAGTGCTTGACGCTCAAAACTTCGGAGTCGCACAAAGACGCAGAAGAGTGTTTGTTGTCGGATGTCTTGGAGGTTGGGAATCTGCCGCAGAAATATTATTTGAGCCCGAAAGCTTGTCAAGGAATATTAAACCGAGCAGAAAACCGAGGGAAACAACTGCCGACAAATTTGTACAATGCTTTGAGCCACGTAGCCCTGATGGACACGCAAGAATAGTTGGAAATATATCTCCCACACTTAATACAATGACAGGCGGGCAAAGACAGCCATGTGTTTCAATTCAAGGCAATTTAATAGGTTGTGATGCTGGTGGCCCACAAGGTATTGGTGTTTCTAATAGCAACATTATGTATACATTAACAAAAACGGATGTTCATGCAATAGCATTTGATGCTTACAACAGTTCTGTTACAGGAAATGTAACTAAAACATTGGATACTGGTTCTGATTATCATCATGTGCCAAATGTATATAGTTCAACAATGGCGGTACGCAGACTTACGGAAGTTGAATGTGAACGATTACAAGGTTTTCCAGACAATTACACCAACATTAAAGAAAACTGTCCCAGTGGAGCAAGATATAAGGCTTTGGGAAACTCTATGGCTGTGCCTGTAATGCGCTGGATTGGGGAAAGAATAAATAAATTTGAACAACAACTCTGATGATTATTTAGTAAGTTGGTACATAGCTGTAGCCAAAAAACGGGGATGGCCTAAAGTTGTCGAATTGTTAGCCCAATACCCTGAAAAAGAAGAACGAATCAAGATGCTAATAAAGAAAAGGTTAGGAAAATGAAAGAATTTGACCCACACGATGCAATCAATTTTATTTACACAACAGCACCTGAATACGCCCGTGCCAAGGGCCATTTAGCCCAACTAGAGGCATTTAAGAGCAGTTTGAAAAGTATTAAGATGAAACAGTCAAGTGAACAAAGCCTTGGAGCGCAAGAGCGTGAGGCATACTCAAGCCAAGAGTATCAAGACCTTTGCACGGCAATAGGCGAAGCAACAGAACAGGCAGAAGCATTAAAGTGGAAGATAACAGCAGCTACAATGCGTTTTGATGCGTGGCGTACAGAACAAGCCAGCAACCGTAACTTAGAAAAGATGACCCGATGATGACTCTTACAGAAGAATTTTTAATCCTTAAAACTTTAATGCGTATGTTTGATGTAGCGTTAGGCAAAGGTGACCCCGTAATCTTGCTACAACTTAGCGTAGACATAGCTGAAAGTGCAGAAAAGTTAGAACAATTAGCTTGCGATCACGCAAATGGCCACTAAGCATGAGAAAGAAATTTTCAGGCGAATTGCTGAATTGGGATGCTCATTATGTAGGCATCAAGGCTTTGAAGGAACGCCAGCAGAACTGCATCACATTAGACGAGCTGGTAAGAGAAGTGCTGCCCCTGTTATCCCCCTCTGCCCCTATCACCATCGAGGCTCAAATACCAGTATTCACGGCATGGGCAGACGTAGATTTGAAAGGGAATATGGCGTATCTGAAGAATCATTACTCGCTCAGACACTTGAACTACTTGCATGATTGATCCCTTTAAAATCATAGAACCAACCGTTATTAGTTTCAGCGGTGGTCGTACATCGGGGTATATGCTTTGGCGCATATTACAGTCAAATAACGGGTTACCTGAAGATGCTATTGTTACTTTTGCCAATACTGGTAAGGAAGAAGAAGCAACTTTAGAATTTGTACGAGATTGCCAAACTAACTGGAATGTGCCTATTCATTGGTTAGAATATACTTTTGATGACCCAAAATGGAAACTAATAGATTTTGATACAGCCAGCCGCAATGGTGAGCCATTTGAAGCGTTAATTACCAAAAAAAGCTATTTACCTAATCCAGTCACACGGTTTTGCACGGCAGAACTAAAAATACGCACAATCCATAGATATTTAAAGCATTTAGGCTGGAAACATAATGAAAATATGGATTGGGTAGGTATTCGTGCTGATGAACCTAGACGAGCCATGAAAATGGCTAGGGAACGAGTACCGCTTTATACCGCTGGCATTACTGCGGCTGATGTTGGTCAATTTTGGAAAGAACAATCATTTGACCTTGGTTTGCCAAACTTTAACGGTAAAACCTATCACGGTAACTGTGATTTGTGCTTTTTAAAAGGCTATCCACAAACATTAAGCCTTATTGCAGAAAAGCCTGAACGAGCAATTTGGTGGGCCAAACAAGAAGCTAGAATCCACTCATCAGGCAAATTTCAAGGCGATGGTGCAAGGTTTAGAAAAGATAGACCAAGTTATCAAAAAATGATGGATTACGCTGCCGACCAAGCTGATATGTTTGAAACAGACGAAGAAACAATTGCTTGTTTTTGCGGAGATTAAATGCTAGTACTTAACCTACCCCTACCCCCTAGCGTAAACAGCTATAGGACTATATTTCGTAACAGGATGGGCATTAGCAAAGCTGGCAGAGAATTTAAAGTTCAGGTTAGCGACTATGTAGTTGAGTACCGAGTACCAAAGTTAGGCAAAGCTAGGCTTGAAATGAAAGTAGTCATTTACCCCCGTGATCGCAGAAAACAAGACATTGATAACAGAATCAAGGCTTTATGGGATGCGTTAGGTGATGCTGGCGTATTTGATGATGATGAACAGATTGATGTTTTGCACATTGAAAGAGGCGAAATTAAAAAAGGTGGTGCATGTTTGGTACTTATTGATATTCTTGATAAAATCGAGGAAAATATACCCATAACATAAGGATTCGTATGGAAAAGTCAATGGCGTTGTTTCTCGCTACTATGCTACATTCAGGCACAAACACCCACTTTTTCCATTGGGCCACTAAATCTTATGCCAAGCACAAGGCTTTAGGGCATTTTTACGAAGCCATTATTGAGCATACCGATGCTTTAGCAGAAACCTACTTTGGCATCTATGGTCAGATTACCGATTTTCCAGCCATATACCATATGCCTAAAGAGCCATTGACCTATATGCAATCTTTACAACGCTTTGTAAAAGAAGCAAGATCAGACCTGCCAATGGATTCTGAGATCGTTCAATTGATTGACAATATTGCCCAAAAGATTGACACCACCATTTACTTACTTAAATTCAAGGCTTAATCATGCCATTAGTCAAATCAGGTAGCACAGAAGCAGTCGGCAAAAACATTAAAGCCGAAATGAAAGCTGGCAAGCCTAAGAAACAAGCCATAGCCATTGCACTTAGCGTTGAGCGTGAAAACGCCAAAGGTGATCGTAAAGCCAAGCTGGAAGATGCCTATGCCAAGTACATTGAGGAAAAAGCATGAGTAGACGGGATGACATTCGTGCCGCAGTAGAAAAGCACGATAAGCCTATTGCCAAGACAACTAAAGGCAAAGGGCGTCATTATCAGTCAGTAGAAGAAGGCGCAGGTATGACCGCAGCAGGTCGCAAAGCATACAACGCTAAGAACAACAGTAATTTACAAGCACCCCAATCGAGTGGGCCAAGGCACGATAGCTTCTGTGCAAGGTCAGCAGGATGGACTGGGGAACGGGGCAAAGCAGCTAGAGCAAGGTGGAAATGCTAATGAAAGACGGACTATACGCAAATATTCACGCTAAACGGGAACGCATCAAAGCTGGTTCGGGCGAGAAAATGAAAAAAGCTGGGGCAAAAGGCGCACCATCAGCACAAGACTTTAAAGATGCTGCCAAGACTGCCAAGCCACAAAGCCGTAAAGACATGATCCGTGACAAGATGAAGGATATGTAATGGTTAAGATGATCACCCCTACCCCAATGAGTCGCAGTTACAAAAAAGAAGATGCAATGCTACGCCCTCATGTAGAAACAACGCTAGAAAAGAATCAGCGTGAGCGATTAGAGCGTAGGGCCGCTATTGCCAATAAAGTTAAAGACTTGGATAAAGAAGTTAAGTAAGTTGGAAATAAACACCCTTTGGATTGAAAAACTGTTAAAAAAGCCATTTCATAAGCACAGCCTGTGGGGTGATAAGAAGTTTTATGATCCGCAACTACATCCAATTACGCAAAAATTAGAAGGTAACTTCCCAGCTATTCAGGCTGAAATCAAAGAATTGCTTAAGCGTTACGATGAGTTCGCAAACTTTCAAAGCATTAGCCCCGATCAGACTTACATAAGTAACGATGACCGCTGGCGTATGTTCTTCTTCAAGGCAGCGGGCGTAAGTTTTGGCAAGAACAAGCAATACTGCCCAGTAGCTATGAATATCGTAGATAAGCACAAGGATGTAATCTCAGCATATATATCGGTACTTGGCCCACGCAAACTGCTAAACCCACATGAAGGCCCTTGGAGTGGAATTCTGCGGATGCATTTAGGGGTGGTAGTACCTGAACACCAACAATGCTCGTTACACAATGGTGGTGAAGTGTACTTTTGGGAAGAAGGAAAGTGCGTATTGTTTGACGATACCTACACGCACATGGCATTAAACGACACAGATAGCATCAGAGCCGTACTATTTTTAGACATCATGCGACCATTACCCCAGCCTTGGAAGTTCATTAACTACGCCATACTAAGACTATCAATCCTTTTCCCCTATATATGGATACCCTACTTCAGGCATAAGAAATGGGAAAAGCAGTTTTACAAACAACAAGTTAGCTGATAGAATTAACTTATCTTAATCAACCACTTGGATAAGGTATGAGTTCTAAAGTAGAAAGTCCTAGAAAAGGTAAGCCTAAAGGATCACCTAAGACAGGTGGCAGACAGGCTGGTACACCAAACAAAGCCACAGGTGCGGCTAGATTAGCTTTTGCTTCTTTTGTTGATAACAATGCTGACCGATTACAGACATGGCTTGATGACATAGCTACTAATGAAAAGCTAGGCCCTAAAGTAGCATTTGATTGCTTAATGCAAGTAGCTGAGTTCCATGTACCTAAACTAGCCCGTACTGAGGTAGTAGGGGTAGAAGATGAACCAGTTAAACATATTCACGAACATAGCTTTTTAGATTGAAAGAAGTAAAGCACCAGTACCGCTATCCTTATAAAGCTAGGGAAGCGTTTTTAGACTTTCACAAGCGTCAAGAAAGATGGGCTGTCTTAGTCTGTCATAGAAGGGCAGGAAAGACTGTAGCGACCATTGCGGACATTATTCGTAGGGCAGTCACAGAAAAGAAAGAAAACGCTAGATACGCCTATATTGCCCCTTACTACGCACAAGCTAAAAACATCGCTTGGGACTATTTATTGAGGTTTGCAGAGCCAGCTATTGTTAAGGCCAATCAATCTGAATTATGGGTAGAGTTAGTCAATGGGGCTAAGATCAGGTTATTTGGTGCAGACAACCCTGATGCCCTGCGTGGACTGTACCTTGATGGCGTAGTTTTAGATGAATATGCTGACATGAAACCTAGGCTTTGGGGTGAAATTGTTAGGCCATTACTTACAGACAGACAAGGCTGGGCTACCTTTATTGGTACGCCAAAAGGTCATAACGCTTTTTACGATATATACAACGATGCCCAAAAAAACCCTAACTGGTATGTCAAGACGCTTAGAGCAGATCAATCAGGGCTATTGCCACAGGCTGAATTAGAAGATGCCCAGCAGTCTATGTCAGACAACCAGTACGAACAAGAGTTCTTATGTAGCTTTGAAGCTGCCATTCTTGGTGCTTATTACGGGCAGGAACTGCGTAGAATTACGGACTTGGAGCGTATTACTACTGTTGACTATGACCCTATGTTCCCTTGCCATACGGCTTGGGACTTAGGTTTTAACGATTCCACAAGCATTTGGTGGTTTCAGGTGGTCTATGGAGAGATTCGGGTACTCGATCACCACTCATCCAATGGCCAAGCTATCCCTTTTTACACCATGTTAATAGCTCAAAAGGAAGAAGAATTTGGGTACAAATATGGCTTTCATTATTTACCTCACGATGCTAGAGCAAAAACACTAGCAAGCGGTGGTAAGAGCATAATTGAACAAATTGCGACAAAAATTGACATAAAACACCTAAAAATTGTTCCAAATCTGTCATTACAAGACGGAATACAAGCAACACGACTTGCATTAACTCGTGCTTGGTTTGATAATAGATGTGAAGAAGGTATCGAATGTTTGCGTCAATATCAACGAGAGTGGGATGATGATAAAAAGATATTTAGGGATCGCCCAAAACACGATTGGACAAGCCACTCTGCGGATGCGTTCCGCTATCTCAGCATTGTATGGAAAGACGAGGACAGCCCTATCCTTAAAGATTCAAGAGTTAAAGGACTTCATGTCGGGCAAACGGATGTAACGCTCAATGAAATGTGGAAAGAAACCCCAAAAATAGTTAATCGCAGGATATAAACATGGATCATACATACGAAGATTGGTACAACTGTATTGCCCAGTACGAGCGTACATTTAAAGAATGGGAAGGTCGTGCCGATAAGATCGTTAAGCGTTATCGTGACGATTCTCGTAGTAGGAATAACCCTAACGCTAAGTTCAATATCCTTTGGTCTAATGTCCAAACCATTACTCCTGCGGTATTTGCTCGATTACCAAGACCTGACGTAAGCCGTAGGTTTAGAGACAACGATCCTATAGGTCGAGTGGCATCAATGATGCTAGAACGAGCATTAGAGTACGAGATTGAGCATTATGGTGACTATGCCAGCGCAATGAAGCAAGCGGTTCAAGATCGTTTACTTGGTGGGCGTGGTACTGCATGGGTTCGTTACGAGCCACACATTGTTGGTCAAGCTGCTGGAATGGGCGAAGATGCACCCGATGATGGCTTCCAAGTTACTGAAGATACAGACGAAGCAGAGACCGAAGGCGGTATCTATCGTGAGAACGAGGAACGCATTGAGTATGAGTGCGCCCCTGTAGATTATGTTTATTGGCGTGATTTTGGACTAACTGTTGCCCGTACTTGGGAAGAAGTAACCGCAGTATGGCGTAAAGTTTACATGGAGCGTGATGCCCTTGTTGAGCGCTTTGGTGAAGAACTAGGCGGTAAAATACCCCTTGATACCAAACCTGAAACATCTAAATCATTTAATGAGAAGATGGGCGAAGGTTCACGGGAAGCCCTGATTTATGAGATTTGGGATAAATCCACAGGCCAAGTCATTTGGCTATCTAAGTCTATGGGTAAAGTCCTTGACACCCGTGACGATCCGCTACAACTAGAAAACTTTTGGCCTTGTCCTAATCCGATGTTCTCTACCCTTACAACTGACAGCCTAATCCCTGTTCCTGACTTTGTACTGTACCAAGACCAAGCAAGACAGCTAGACACGCTTGCTGACAGGATTGATGGATTCATCCAAGCACTTAAGGTTCGGGGCGTATATGACGCTTCTGAGCCATCCTTAGCCCGTTTATTTTCTGAAGGTGAGAACAACGCCTTGCTACCAGTTAAGAACTATGGTGCATTTAGCGAAAAGGGTGGATTACAGGGGGCTATTAACCTTGTAGACATCAAGCCAATTGCTGAAGGCTTAAACATGGCTTATCAGGCTATGGAGCAGGTCAAGGGTCAAATCTACGAGATTATGGGCATTGCTGATATTCAGCGTGGACAGACAGATCCTAGTGAAACTCTTGGCGCACAAATCATTAAGTCGAACAACGCTTCAGGGCGTTTAAAGACTATGCAACACGATGTAGTGAACTTTGCTACAGCCCTTTTGCAGATCAAAGCACAGATTATTTGCCAGCATTTTACTGATGACACCATCGTTAAGATTAGCGGTGCAATGCAATTATCCCCACAAGATCAACAACTTATACCCCAAGCCCTTGCATTATTGAAGGATGAGCCAGCTAAAAACTTCCGTATTGAAGTGACTAGCGATTCAATGATCTATCAGGATGAACAGCAAGAGAAGCAAAACCGCATGGAATTCCTATCCGCTATGGGTGGATTCTTAAGCCAAGCTATTCCTGCTGCACAAGCTACGCCTGAACTTACACCAATGCTAGTCGAGATGCTTAAGTTTGGCGTTACAGCGTTTAAAGCTGGTAAAGGTCTTGAAGGCCTTATCGATGAAACTGCTGATAATTTCCGTCAACAAGCTAAAGCGGCAGAGGGTCAACCTAAACCACCATCACCTGAACAACAGAAGATGGAAATGACCATGCAGATTGAGCAATCTAAGATTCAAGCTAAACAAGCTGAAATGCAAATGCAAATGCAAATGGATCAACAAAAGATGCAGATGCAGATGGAACTTGAAAAAGCCAAGCAGGAGTACCAAGCCCAAGAGAACCAGCTTAAATTCCAACTGGAAGAACAGCGCAATATGCTAGATCGGGAAATGGAAATTAAGGTTGCTCAGATGAAGATGCACACAGAACGCAATACCCAAGTTTTGCTTGCTCACATTAATAACGGGGCAAAGATTGAGGTTGCCCGTATTGGTTCAGATGATTCGGATGGCGCACAAGCCTACATGACAGAAATGGACATGGCAGATTCTATGAAACACCCTATGCAACCTATTGCTGATGCTATTGGTCAAAGCAACCAACAAATGACATTAGCATTAAGCGAATTGGTAAATACCATTAACGAAAATCAAAACCGCCCTAAAACTGTTGTTAGAGGTCAAGATGGCAAGATAATCGGAGTCCAATAATGCCTATAACAGTCAAGCATTTAAAGGTATCAACCGTTCCTGATGCTGGGGATGACACACTTGTAGAACCGTCAGACTGGAATGCCGACCATACCTTAACTGGTTTAGGCACAATGGCAGAACAAAACGCTAATGCCGTAGCCATTACTGGCGGCACAATTAGCGGTGTAACCATACCTGCTTCTAATGTAACAGGAACGCTAGGCGTACCTAATGGTGGTACAGGTGCAACAACCCTAACAGGTTATGTAAAGGGTACTGGCACAACGGCCATGACAGCATCGGCAACAATTCCAAACACAGACATTACAGGTTTAGGTACGGCATCGACTAAGGATGCTGGATCACCATTGGGCGTGGCTACTCTAGATGCTGGCGGTAAAGTACCTGTTTCTGAACTACCAGCCGCAGTATTGGGCGCACTTAGCTATCAAGGAACATGGGATGCTGCAACCAACACTCCTACCCTTACTTCTTCTGTTGGCACTAAGGGTTATTACTATGTGGTCAATGTTGCTGGTAATACTAACCTTAACGGGATTACTGATTGGCTTGTGGGCGATTGGGCAGTATATAACGGGTCTATTTGGCAAAAGGTGGATAACACCGAAACCGTAACAAGCGTAAACGGGCAAACAGGCGCAGTGGTATTAACCACTACCAATGTAGCCGAAGGTACAAACGAATACTTCACAACCGCTAAAGCTAGGGCTTCAGTAAGTGCAGGCACAGGCATTAGCTACAACAGCACAACTGGCGTAATTACTAATTCAAACCCATCTTTGGGTGGTGATGTAGTAGGCCCAGCAAGTGCAACAGACAATGCAATAGCTAGATTTGATACCACTACAGGCAAATTACTGCAAAACAGCGTAGTCACAGTAAGTGATACAGGAGCAATTGCAGGTGCAACTACCATTACTGACATTGATTACATTGACTTTGATACGACCTATGCGACAACGCTAGGTGCAGGGCAATTAGGTTGGAATGGTAACGACACCCTTGGTTTAGGCATGATTGGCGGTAATGTCATTCAACACATTGGTGAAGACCAATATTTTTATGCCAAAGCTACTGCCACAATTACCAAAGGTCAAGTGGTTATGTTTACTGGCGCAGTTGGGGCTAGTGGCGTACCTACAGGCGCACCAGCTACAGGCATTACTGATGGCACTTACATCATGGGTATTGCTGCCGAAAACATAGCAAACAACGGTTTTGGCTTAGTACAAGCGTTTGGAACGCTACGCAATGTCAATACAAGTAGCTATGCTGATGGCGATATTCTTTGGTACAACCCTGCCGTAGCTGGCGGTTTAACCAAGACTAAGCCTGTTGCGCCTAATCTTAAAGCACAAATGGCTGCCGTTATTAATGGCGGTTCAGCAGGTGGCGGTACGATTTTGATTCGTATTAGTGCAGGTTCTACCCTTGGTGGCACAGATTCAAACGCTCAAATTGACACACCTAGCAATGGTCAAATTATTACTTATGATGGATTAAACGGATATTGGAAAAACACCGATTTAACGGCTGGAACTGCAATATCTGTAGCTGAATCGTCTACTGGCGTATTAACCATTAACAATACAGGCGTTACTTCTGCCGTAGCAGGCACAGGAATTAGCGTAAGTGGTGCAACTGGTGCTGTAACTGTAACTAATACTGCCCCTGACCAAACAGTAGCTTTAACAGGTGGTACTGGAATATCAACTAGTGGTACATACCCTAACTTCACCATTACCAATACAGCCCCATCTAGCGGTGGTACTGTTACAAGCGTTACTGGAACTGCCCCAGTCGTATCGTCAGGCGGTAATACCCCAGCAATTAGCATGGCTGCCGCAACTGGTAGCGTAAACGGGTACTTAACAAGCACAGATTGGACTACCTTTAATGGTAAAGCCAATGCGTTTACTTATACGACCAACTACATCCCGTATGGTCAAGGCACTACTACACCTAACCAAAACGCTAACTTCACCTTTGATGGCACTACCCAAACTGCCCCAATTCAACGGGCAAGTAACGGTATTCTTGTAAACAGCAAGTCTATATCTGCAAGTTACACAATTGCAGCAACCGATAATGCGGTAAGTGCAGGGCCAGTAACCATAGCTTCAGGTCAATCGGTAACAGTTTCTAGTGGGTCACGCTGGGTAGTCCTATAATGTTTTCAACGGCTTTTCAGGCTAATGCGTTTCAAAATGACGCTTTTCAAGTCTACATTCCGCCACCGCCTGATAACCAAAAGACGGGTGGCGATGATGCAAGCTGGACTGAAGACGATTTAAAACGCCTACGCAAGTTATCTGCAAAGATAGCTGAAAGGCAGCGCAAGTTACAGCAAGCTACCAAAGAAGCTAATCAAGCAAGAAAACAATCTATTCGCAACTTAGTATCACCTGTTGCTAAAGTTAAGCAAACTAAAGTACAATCAATTCAAGAGGTTAAAGCTGATATACCGTCAGTCGATACACAAGAGTTACAACGGTCTATTAGCTACCTTGAAAGACAACGGGATAACATCCTTGAGGCAGTAGCTTACAGACACCAGCAATATCTCATTCAAGATCAATTGCGAGTAATGGAAGCCAAACGCCAAGAGGAACTTGACGATGAGGCTGCATTATTACTACTGCTTTAGATCCACACGCACAATATAAGTTAGCCTACGATAACCTACACGCTGGCAGGTATGCTGCTGGATTTAGGCTATTTGAATATAGGTGGCATCCAGCCATTTTAGGCAACCAACAGATTCCATACGACAAGTTGCCAAAAATTACTAAAGCTTGGCAGGGTGAATCGCTATTAGACAAAACCATAGTAGTACAAATGGAGCAAGGTTTTGGCGATATATTTCAATACGCTAGGTTCTTGCCAGCCCTTAAAGTTATGGGTGCTAAAAAGGTAGTAGTTTTAACCATACCTGCATTGTTTGGCGTACTAGGCCAAATGGAATGTATTGACCAGCTAACCAACCTTACAGAAGAAGGCCCAGCCGTAGAATGCGATTTATGGGTAGGTTCTATGTCCCTGCCCTATTACATTGACTGCGCTATGCCCTATGTAAAAGCCCTTTTTCCCGTTACAAACACTAAAGTAGTAGGCTCAGAAGGCTATTTTGATGCCGAACATAGTAATATCCCTAAAAAAGTAGGCGTAAATTGGTCAGCAAGTAAAGGTACATTGCATTGGATCAAGTCTATTTCAGCAGAACACATGGAAAAGCTGGTCGGAAGTGATGTATACAGCCTAAATCCTGAAACAGATGCAATGTTTAGACCGCTTCCTGACGATGGTTGGAAAAAAGACTGGTCAATTACAGCTAAACATATGAAAGCCATGCGTGGCGTGGTTACGGTAGACACAGGCACAGCACACTTGGCAGGTGCTTTGGGCGTGAAATGCGTAGTTTTGCTTCCTAAAGAAGAATTTGTTTGCTGGAGATGGAAAAATGCCCGTTGGTACGACAGCGTTTTGACCCTTAGACCTGATGAATACGATCAATTACCCGAAATTTTAAGGAGAATGTAATGAAGTGCCCTAATTGTGGATATTCCGAAGGAAACCATGCCAAAGTTAAACAAACGGATGAGGAGTTCTTCCTAGAATGGTGGACACCCACTATTGGCTTAGAAGCAGCCAAGGCATCGTGGCAGGATAAGGTAGCTATGAAGTCTAGAATAGCCCCTACTGTTATGTCTGACATCGAAGGTCACATTAGCATGGCTGATGGTACATGGGTTTCTAGTCGTTCTAAGCATCGTGAGAACCTAAAGCGTAATGGTTGCATTGAATTGGGTAACGATGTGCCAGTAGCCCAAAAAACCCACGAATTTAGCCGTAAAGAGCATGAAGCCCGTAAGCGTGAGATTGCTGAAATCACCTATTCAAAACTTAATTACAGATAAGGATCACCATGTCAGATGACCGCAGAGAACTACTTGAAGCCGCATTAGACCAAGCCGAAGATGGCACTTTAGAAGCACCTGTTGAAAAGGAGATTGAAGTAAATGACGATCCAATCCAAGCCGAAAGCACCAGCGAAGAAAGCACCATTGAAGAAAGCAACGACCGTGACGAAAAAGGTCGTTTCAAGAGTAAGTCGGAAGAAGCCAGTAGCCAAGACGATTCCAATCAAGAATCTGAACTGGTTGCAGAAGCTAGTGATGCTAATGAAGAACCCGAAATAAAACGCCCTACTACTTGGAAAAAAGAGTATGTAGAAGTATGGAACAAGATGCAAGAAGGCAAGCCTTTAGACAAGGAAGAATTTGCTAAGTTTGCTGAATACGCCAATCAGCGTGAATCTGAGTACAAAAAGGGTGTTTCTGCCTACAAAGCAGAAGCCGACAACGCTAGGGAACTAACCCAAGCTATTGGTCAATTTGTGCCTGAATTGCAAAAGCATGGCATTCATCCTGTAGCTTGGATCAACAATCTAGGTAGGGCACACTACACTTTAGCTAACGGAACATACGAGCAAAAACTCAATGCTTTCAATAGACTAGCTTCAGATTATGGAATACAATTAAATCAAGATGCTCTGCAAATGCCCGAACAGGCGTATGTAGACCCGTATCAACAGCAGTTAATGCAACAACTTCAAGCTACACAGCAACAAGTTGCCCAACTGTCACAGATTCGGGAGCAAGAAGAAAATGCTCGGTTGACCCAAGAAATCAGCCGAGTAAGTAGTGACAGAGAGCGGTTTCCGCACTTTGAGATGGTACGGGAAGATATGGCTCAACTACTTGAGCGAGGTTTAGCCCCAAACCTAGAAACGGCTTATGCCAAAGCGGTGCGTATGAA